GATAACAGTTAACAATGAGAAAGGCGAAGTAATTTATGATACTGCTAAAATTACTGAGGAACAAAAAAAGAATGAATGTAATATTATTATTAGTAAAGTAGGAACTCTTAATATAATATTAGAGTCTTTAAACTTTGCTGTTCAAGGCTATCAAAACAATTTAGAAGCTGTGCTAAAAGAATGTGCAGAAGCAGTAGTAGAAAAAGTAGAAACACCAACAGAAGATGGTGGTCCTACAGAAGAAGTTCCTGAAGAGGGAATGACCGAGGATGATTCTTCCACAGGAGATGATTCTTTAAACGAGGTATCGTAATATACTAGACTCGATTTTTCCTCATTTGCGAGGGTGTTTGAATGTCGATAAAAAACAAAACACAGCAATGCTAGAGTCGATTTTTGCTAGTTTTAGAGACCTAAACCAGAAAACTAGCATTTATTTTAGGAGATAGAACTGAATACCAAATTTGTAAAACATCACTTACCCTGTCCAAAATGTGATAGTAGTGATGCAGTTTCTGTTAATGCAAATGGTTCGGCAAAATGTTTTAGTTGTAATGCTTTCATTCCGGACTATGAAAATCCATCTGAATCATCTACAATAATAGAAATGAAACCACCAGAAACATCTTTCTTAAATTCTTATACCGGTATCTATGCACCTTTAACAGATAGAAATATAACTGAAGCTACAGCCAGGAAGTTTGGAGTCAAAGTAGTTAAAGACCACAATGGTCAAGTCAAACAACATATATATCCTTTCCATAATGGTAGTGAAATAGTTGCTACTAAAACTAGATTTGTTGATAATAAAAACTTTTCATGTAATGGGACATTCCAGGGGACAGGATTGTTTGGAGAACAACTATACAGAAATAAAGGTGGTAAGTATCTTACAATAACTGAGGGAGAGTGTGATGCAATGGCAGTCTATGAACTTATGCAAGGTAAGTCTAGTGTTGTATCTGTCAAACGAGGAGCTTCATCGGCAGTCAAAGATATAAGAGAAAGCATAGAGTTTGTAGAAAGTTTTGATAATGTCGTTCTTTGTTTTGATAATGACAAAGCAGGTATAGAAGCATCAAGACAGGTTGCCAGGATATTAAAACCCAGTAAAGCTAAAATAATTAATTTACCCAACGGATATAAAGATGCTAATGAAATGTTAGCAAAGAAAAAATTTAAAGAGTTTTCTATAGCATGGTGGGAAGCAAAAACTTATACACCTTCCGGCATTTTAGATTTGTCTAGTAAAAAAGATGATTGGTTAAACAGAGAAGTAAAAGAAAGTATTGCTTATCCCTGGGAAGGATTAAATAAAAAGTTATATGGTATGCGTAAAGGAGAACTTGTAACTCTTACAGGTGGAACTGGACTTGGTAAGTCTAGTGTAACTAGAGAACTTGAACATCATCTTATTAAGAATACAAAAGATAATGTAGGTATCATAGCACTAGAAGAAAACTGGTTACGAACTGCAGATGGTATTGTTTCTATTGAAGCTAACGACAGAATATATTTAACAGAGAAAAGAGAAAACTATACAACAGATGAGCTTCAAGAATTATTTGACAAAGCTATACAAAAAGGTAGAGTGTTCATACATGCTCACTTAGGAGCTACAGATATAGATGAGATTTTTTCTAAACTTAGATACATAATTATAGGATGTGAATGTGATTGGGTTGTTGTTGACCACTTACATATGCTTGTTAATGTTCTTACAGAAGGAGATGAAAGAAGAGGTATTGATATGCTTATGAATAGATTAAGAAGTTTAGTAGAAGAAACAGGTGTAGGTATGATTTTAGTATCACACTTGCGTAGAGCACAGGGAGACAGAGGACATGAAAAAGGTATACAAGTGTCCCTTTCTCATCTAAAAGGTTCACAAGGAATAGCACAGTTGTCCGATTGTGTTATTGCATTAGAAAGAAATCAACAAGCAGAAAATCCTGAAGAGGCAAACATAACTAAAGTAAGAGTATTAAAATCAAGATACACAGGAGACACAGGCATGGCATGTAGTTTAAAATATAATATTGATACAGGTAGATTACACGAAGTATCAAAGGAAGAGACATTTCATGCAGAAGATTTCTGAGATAGTATTTGATATAGAAACAGATGATTTAGATGCATCAAGAGTATGGTGCATTGTTGCCAAAGAAGTAGATGGAGATGTCCATAAGTTTAGTCCAAACGAAATAGAAGATGCTCTAGCTTTTTTATTACAAGCCGATGCTTTAATAGGTCATAACATAATTGGTTTTGATTTACCTGTCTTAAAAAAATTACATAACTTTAATTATACCGGTAAGATTATAGATACTCTTGTCATGTCAAGATTGTATAATCCAATAAGAGAAAACGGACACAGTTTAAAAACCTGGGGATATAAATTATCCTGTCCTAAACAAGAGCAACCAGAGTTTGAAAACTACTCACCACAAATGCTAGATTACTGTGAGCAAGATGTAATATTAAATGAAACAGTATATAAATATTTATTAAAAGAAGGAGAGGGTTTTAGTAAACAGTCTTTTGATTTAGAACATTTAACTGCAAAGATTATGTTGGAACAAGAGAAAAACGGATTTTTTTTTAACAACAAAAAAGCTATGATTTTATTAGCAGAGTTAAAACAAAAGATGGCAGATGTAGAAGATGAAGTTCAAAAAACATTTCAACCTAAATGGGTAGAAGATAAACCTGTTACACCTTACATAAAAAAAAATGGCGAACTAAGTAAACGAGGACTTACTGATGATGAGTATGAGAATATTTTGATGTCTGGTAATCATAATGTTTTTATGCGTAAAAAGTTAGTAGAATTTAATTTAGGTAGTCGTAAACAAATAGGAGAATATCTCATTGACTTTGGTTGGATGCCAGAAAGATTTACTCCTACTGGACAACCTATTGTTGATGAAGCAACTCTTAAAAAGATTGAGCATATTAAAGAAGCAAAACTTATTGCTGACTTTTTGTTATATCAAAAGCGTATAGCTCAAGTGTCTTCCTGGATAGATGAATTAAAAGATGATAGGGTGCATGGAAGAGTAATACCTAATGGAACTATTACAGGAAGGATGACACATAGAGGTCCTAATATGGCTCAAGTTCCAAACATATATAGTCCTTATGGCAAAGAATGTCGTTCTTGTTGGACTGTTCCAGAGGGATATAGATTAGTCGGTATAGATGCTAGTGGTCTTGAGCTTAGAATGTTAGCACATTATATGAATGATATTGATTACATTGAAGAGGTTGTAAATGGAGATATACATTCTACTAATCAAGAACTTGCAGGATTACAAACAAGAGACCAAGCCAAAACATTTATATATGCATTAGTCTATGGTGCAGGAGATGCTAAGATAGGTAAAATAATAAATGGGGATATAAAAAAAGGTAAACAACTTAGAGAAAGGTTTTTAAGAAACTTACCTGCCTTGAAAAAATTAAAAGAAAGAGTGCAACAAGCTTCTAATAGAGGTTTTTTAAAAGGCATTGATGGAAGAAGAATACATGTTCGCAGTCAACATTCTGCACTTAATACTTTATTACAAGGTAGTGGTGCAATAGTTATGAAACAAGCTATGATAAATTTATATTATTTAATTAAATTAAATACATTTGATGCTAGATTTGTAGCTAACATACATGATGAATGGCAATTAGAAGTAAAAGAATCTCAAGCTGATTGTGTTGGTAGAGTAGGTGTAGAGTGTATAGAAAAAGTAACAGACCAATTTAATATGAGATGTAATTTAACTGGTCAATATAAAGTCGGAGGTGATTGGAGTGAAACCCACTAAGAAAGACAGAAAGAAGTTTGATATTGATTTACAGTATGGCACTATAAGAGAAGAAAAAATAATTGATATGTTCTTAAACAAGAAGATAGAAGTTAAATCAGAAAGAGATACCTGGATGAAAACTGGAAATATTTGTATAGAGTATGAGTCTTATGGTAAGCCTTCTGGTATAATAACAACGGAAGCAGACTTTTGGTTTCATAATCTTTGTATTAAGGATGACATATTTTGCACCCTTGTATTTGATGTTCCTAAATTAAAAAAACTAATGGATAAATTAGATTTTAAAAAGTCTGTAAGTGGTGGAGACCATAATGCAAGTAGGTTATGGTTAGTCAGCATACAAAAATTATTTACTTCCGATGTATATAAAACATTTAAAGACCTAAAAAATGACTAAAGCTCTTGACAAAACTCAATTAGACAAGTATAATAAGTTTACATCCGAATCCGGACATTGGTATTCTCTTGAGGGAGAACCCATGTATACCATCATAGGTGCTAATGGGAAAGAGAGAAACACTACATTAAGAGATGCTAAAAGCATAGGACTTGTTCCTTCAGTTACTACCATTCTTGGTATGGTTGCAAAACCTGCATTAGAAAACTGGAAGATAACTCAAGCTATAAAATCGGCAGCCACTTTAGACATAGGAGATGAAGAGTCTATGGATTCTTTTGTGTATAGATGTAAGGCTGATGCTAAACAGATTGGTTCTAAGGCTGCAAAAGAAGGGACTAAAATACATGCCCAAATAGAAAAAGGGTTTGCTGGTAAGGGTAAATCTAAACCTTATCAGATTATACAAGCATGGTTAGATGATAACTTTCCTAATGAAGATTGGATAGCAGAAGATTCTTTTTGTGCTAATCAAGGTTATGGTGGAAAGATAGATTTATATTCTAAATCTGGTATCTTTGTAGATTTTAAAACTAAAGATAACTTAGAAGGTAAAGACCCTGCTAAATTAGTTTATGATGAACATGGTATGCAACTTTCTGCTTATGCTCAAGGTTGTTACATAGATAATCCTACAAGAATATCTATCTTTGTTGATAGAGCAGATACAAGTTTAGTTCTGTGTCATATATGGGATGAAGAATCACATGAAAAACATAAAGAAATGTTTAATAGTATATTGAAGTATTGGCAACTGGTAAAAAACTATGAATGGCAAGAAGTCTAAACAGTTAAGAAGGAAGGCAGAACATTTACTTATAGCTTGGTTAAGAACTATGACACCAGATGGCGAAGATAAATCTAAAATAAATATAAAAAATTTAGATGAATTTTTACCAGAGCAGACACATATCTTTGCTAATAATAAATTTATGTTAAGTGCTTATAGTTTAAGGTGGTTTTACAAACAAGTAAAAAGAAATCCGGACATAAATGTTGAGGAACTTTCGTGAGTAAAAAAAAAGATTTAGTAAATCATCCACCACATTATAATCAAGGCGATATAGAATGTATTGATGCTATAGAGGCTATGCTTAGTCCGGAAGAATTTATTGGTTATCTGAGGGGTAACTCATTTAAATATAGATGGAGATTTAGATACAAGAATGGATTAGAAGATATTAATAAATCAGAATGGTATGAAAAAAAATTAAAAGGGAACTTGCAAGGGGAGTAAATGGAAGATAAAATAGGGAAGAAACCTTACTTAGGTATTGTTATAGATTATGATAGAGAAAAACAGTTTGATAAATTTAGTATTGACACATTAAAGGATAGGTATTTTTGGGATGATGAAACACATGCTCAAGAGGCTTTTGCAAGAGCTTCAGTATTTGGAGCAACATATAAAGGAGAAACAAATTATGAATTGGCTCAGAGACTTTATAACTACAGTTCCAACAGGTGGTTCATGTTTAGCACTCCTATACTTAGTAACGGGGGAACAACTCGTGGGCTACCTATCTCTTGCTTTCTTAATTATGTACCTGACAGCAGGGATGGTTTATCTGCTCACTTCGATGAAAATATATGGTTGGCTAGCT